TCCACCCACAAAAAATGCCAACTCATTACTACCACCTTGTCCTCTAATAACCCCACCCCTTGCATTTTGTCCTAATAACAATGTTGAAACACCATTACCAACTATTTGTAAGGTAGAATCAGTGCTTGCCGATGTTCCTCTTATATGTAGTTTTGTAGCTGGTGAAACTCCAATACCCACATTACCCACCGATGAGATGGTTAAGTATCTACTTGCAGCCGTATAATTATATATATTAAAACTATCATCACTCGAACCAAAGTTAGTGCCTATCGCCCATTTACTCGTTCCACTTTCGGAGGTAATTATTCCACTCGCTTTATTTGTACTTGTTGAATCAACAAAAATTAGCGGATTTACTTCATTTACTTTTACATCTCCACTAACCGTAATCGCACTTGCCGATTCTGTTATAATACTATCTTCTATATTTGCTCCACCCGTTGCCCATTTAGCAATAGTTCCCGCCGTTCCCGTTCCACCGACTGTTGCTGAAGACAAGTTACTTACCCAAGAAAATACATTAGGACTTACAGTACGATCGTATTCAAGAATATATTTATCCGTCGTTGGCCCGTCCGGAACAATTGGTGTTTTAACTACATTACCACTTGCATCTGTACCTATTATACTTGTTGGTGTTCCTAAATTAACCGATGCATTATAATTATGAAACCTAATTGCTCCCGTTGCATTAATGGTTATCCTTTCTGATTGTGATCCATCAGATAAAACTATATGATTATTAAGAGTAACGGGAGATGCACCGTTATCAACCCCTTTATATCCACCAATAAATACATTGTTACTTCCAAGGGTTGTGAAAAAACCCGATTGATATCCAATAAATATATTATTACTGCCAACATTTTGCCATGAAGAGTTGTTACCAATATGAATATTGTTACTTCCCGTTTGTAATTGTGCAGCACCATCACCAATAGCCGTATTATTACTTCCACTTACTACTGAGGCTAAACTTCCTCTTCCCATTGCCGTGTTTGATACACCACTAACAAGAGCAGTTAAAGAAATGTGTCCTACTGCCGTATTTGTTCCGCTACCATTAAAATTTTGTAATGCATCATAACCAACGGCAACATTTTGACTTGCTACCGTTAAGGACATCAAACTATTATTACCAATAGCAGTATTAAATCTTCCCGTGGTTAAAGATGATAAATTATCTAAACCAAATCCCTTATTATATCTAGGTTCGTTGGTATTTGTTCCATCTCTATTTGAAAAATTTCCTCCACCAATATTGTAACTATAACTATCTGAAAGTCCGGCAGAAGTATTATTCGGTTGGTATAATGTAATCGTACCATCCGATAAGATAGTTACTGAAGAATCACTTCTTAGTGTATCTACTGCGTCATTCCATACCGCTATTTTGTTTGCAGCAATTGTTCCCGTTTTCTTTACCACACCTTGCGTTGATACTTGATTATCAACATAAGCAGTTGTTGCTATTTTAGTTGAGTTATCACTTGCACTTGGTGGAGTACCCGAAACCACAGAATTATTTGCTAATGTTACTGTATTTGAAAAAGTTGTACTACCAAATGTATTAGAATCTGCCGTACTTAATATAGCAAGAGTGGCAGCATTACCACGTGTTAAAACTTGCTCTAATGTCTGATTATCTAATTGATCACTAAAAACTAAATTACCACTCGCATCGGCTGATAAAACTTGTCCTACTGTTCCCGTTGCACTTGGAAATGTGTAAGCATCATAAAATCTAATTGATGCGGTAGATAGATACAAAGGCAATGCGTTACCTCCACCATCAGAAATTTGGACAAAACTTGATGATATAGCATCATTACTTATAGATTTCAATAAACCTAAATAACTATCCTTTATTTTATTTCCCGTTAATGCTGCCATTTTATACTTTAGTTTTCTTTTTTAATGCCCTTCTTAAATCTTTCTTCAAAGTTACTTTGTTTTTAAAAACTGCGGGAAAGAAAAATGGGTATGCTTTTGTACCTTTTTTTAACATACTTTTTATAACTATAAATACTTCATTTTCGGGAACACCTTCAGAGATTAAATATTTTTTTAATCTATCATAAACATCACCACTCTCCCCCTTCATACCCTTAAATTTATTAGGGTAATTTCCTAATCTTGAATCTGCATCAAACTTACCTTTAGTCCCAAATTCAACAAAAGCACCATAAACGGCATCTACTTTTAAACTCCATTCTCCTTTTCCTTTTGATTTTTTAACTTTTTTCTTAAGACTATTTTTTAGTTTAGACTGATAAACAGTTTTATTAGAAGATATATTTATTTTAGCATCTTTCTTAGTGTTGTCTATAAATTTATCAATAGCAGCTTCTACTCCTATAATTTTTTTACCAACATACTTGCTTAAATTAATTGATATTCTGTCTGCGTTATGTTTAAATTTAAAACTCATTCTACAACACGGCAAGTTAAATCAATCATTCTTTGATAACTTTCTTGTGCTGAAATGGAAATAATACTATATTCCTTTCCTCTCCATAAAATAAAATTAGATTTTGATGTGGGAATCTCTAATTGAGAATTTCTTATCCTAAAAACCCAATCACCTTCTAATACATTCTGAGTCCCTGTTAAATCTTGAAAATCTCTTCTTTTTTGATAAATATTCGCCCAAGTAATTAATACGTCTACAGTTTCATTTAAAGAGCGTTGTCCTGTATTACTTGTAGTATAAGTTCTAGATTTAATTGTTATTCTTTCCCTCATATTACAATAGGTTTGTACGGAGACATTAATTGAATTGTCTCTGTGGGTGGCGCCGTAGGTACATCCTTATCAAAGAAACTTCTATTATTATCGTACATAACCTTAATGTAAGCGAGTGTAGCTAGTTTTATTTCACGTGGAACTGTGGATCCATCCGAATTATAATAAATATTTACGGTTTGATATGATTTCTTAAAATCTAAAACCAAACTTCTTGCTCTACTATTAGTTAATCCATAAGTCCAATAATCAGTAGATTCAGTAAACGTACCACTACCATCAGAATTAAATGTATTATACGTTACACTAGTAACGGTAGTTACAGGAGAAAATAATAAATCAATATACTTTTCTGTAGAATCGTATTGAATAACGATATCTCTGTTTTTTAGTGTCTGCTTAAATTGCCTTTCTATATAAGATGCAGCAGCTTGAAACATATCATTGATCAAAACATCATCAGTAGAATTGTCCACTTTTAAATAGTTCTTTATCTCAACTAATGTTAAGTAATCAAAACTACTAGGAGCGCCACTAGCATCAGAAATAGTATAATTAATCATTCTCTAATTCTTCAATTAAACGAGATTCTTTCCATCTTTTGTCAGCATCCTTACCAAACTTTTCTAAGTATTGCTCTCTTAAAGAATCAATATCATCTACCTCTTCTTTGGTTTCTACCTCAACCTTTAATTCCTTAGTTTGAACAACTTGTTTTTCTTCCTTTTTAAAGAAATCATAAGTCTCAAGAACTGCTTGTCCTGTTTTAATTAAATGTTGCTGATCAGACTTAGAGGAAACCTCTAAAATACTTCCTACTTTAAATTGTCTTCCTTCATGTAAGAAATCAACCTTTACTCTCATTTGTGCCATACTACTTTGATTTTAATAAATGTTCTAAAATTTTATTATTTAAATTCTCTATACTACCTAGCCTATGTCCTATCTCATTCCTAAACTGCTGATCAGAAGTACTATTAACCTTTACTTCGCTCTCTATACTAGTAACTTTCTTTTCTAAATCCGTCAATCTATTATCGTGTTTTTTCAAGGCAGCGTTCTGTTGTTTGTCAATTAGTTTGTGTCCAAGCACACTTCCTCCGGCTCCTGTTGCTCCAACCCCTAATAATGCCATCAATTCTGCCCAATGCTGAGTAAGCCATTCGTTCATCCTACTATTTAATAATATCTTGCGCCTCGTCTAATCCTATTTTACCGCTTATGAACATATACATGACACAACCCGCTACAAGCAATCTTATTACTTGCTTGATAAATCTAGGTGTTAGTTTAAATTTACCTTCACCCCCTTCTGTAGATTTAACTTGCTCTACAACTTCTCCCGCTAATGGTATTACAGTTTCAATAATATTAAGTAAACCCTTGATTATCATAATTATTTTTTTAACAAAGATAAATAAAAAAAGCCACCATTTTAAAGGTGACTTTCTAAACTAAAAAAAAACAAGAAAAAAATATTAACTATACTCTTTACTTTGAATAACTGATGTCATTTCCATTGGGATTTTATGCCCTAAAAGTTTATTCATCTTATTAATATCACTAAGGAATATTTTTTCTTTATTTAAATATTTCTCTATAATTTCATTTACCTCTTTCATGTTTCTTCGAACATCAAGAACTTCTTCTCTTAATTTATAATATTTACTTCTCATCTCTTAGTTGTTTAGCTTTTAATTCGTACCACCTAGCCTTTGATAAATCTCTTTCAATAGGCTCGTTTGGTTTTGTTCCCACTCTCATACGATATTTAAAAGAAGTCATCTCACAATGCTTAATAAACGCTTCTTTGCCCCAAATGTCTATCATCATTTCAAAGGTTTCTTTTTCTCCTGTTTTATAATGATTTGGATTTGTGTAATCGTATTCTTCATTCATAAAACAAGGTTAATAACAAAAAACATAAAAACAAAGAAAAAGGGATGCAAATTGCACCCCCCTTTCAAAACAAACACACATAAGTGGTTTAGGCATTCATACTTGCAATAGCAGTTGAGAAAGCTCCGTGAACAAAAGCATTTGGATTATGAATTGGCAAAGCAATTCTTTCAGTTGCCTTTACGGTAACCAAATCCTTAACAAAGTTATCAGAATGTTGCTCAGAGAAAGAAATTTCCATATCCTCTCTCATTGCTAATGTAGCACCCGCTCCAAAATCACCAATAATAAACTTATCAGCAGTAACGGCAGTTGACGGGAATATAGGTGTTCCTAATACTGTTAATACACCATTAACAAAGATTACATAATCAGCATTTGAATCTTTTCTCAAAAACATTTTATTATAATCAGTCGGATTAACCATAACCGCAGTAGGAAGATACTCAGCAATTTGTGCCTGATTCTTCGCAGCGATTAACACATCAAACTCGTTGGTGTGAACACCTTGAGCGACTGTAAAAAATTCATAGAATGCAGCAGCAGAAGATACATCAAAAGCAGCACCTCCACCGGCAGTCATCAACCCCTGCAAATTAGCGCCTGTGCCGGCACCAAATAAAAGCTGATTATCCTCAACATTCATCACCTTAGCGGGAATCCTTGTAGCAATGTATCCACTTAAAGCGGGAACATCGTTAAACATTTCCTTAGTCATAGTTAACTGAGAACCAATGCTTCTTACAGGAGCATCAACAGGATCCAACTTAAATTCAGATTCTCCGTAAGCAGAAGCCTCAACTCTAGCAGCAGCGCCGTTAGTGTAAGAAGTTTCTTGGATATATCGAATTGTATTGGAATCAGTTGAGATTGTAGTTAGTAAATCTCTTACCCTAGTAGTTCTAGTTGGATCAAAGTAAAATCCGTTTAGTCTATCAGCCGGCACAGTATCACCCGATGCGTTAGCAGCAGTTGTCATGATAGCTTTAAGACTCAATGTAGCCTTAGAAGAATCTCCACTCATGAATGACTTAAAACTAGCACTATTGGCTAATTCTTCTTTCAAACTTGCGCTAAAATTCTTAGGAGGAGCATTCTCAAGTGATTTTTTCTTATCCAATTCTAATGAATCAATTCTTGAGTTTAAATCCTCAACAACTTTTCCGTGATTTGAAATCAATTCGTTTACTTCTCCTTTTAGTTGGTTCTTGTAATCAGAACCCATATTTTTCTCTACTGATTGCTCTACTTTAGAATCAATAGTGCTTTCTAACCCCTCCTTGAGGGATGTTAAGCGTTGGTTTAAATCTTCCATTTATAATCTTAATAAAAAATTATCTAATTCGTCTGCTATCTTTTTGCTTTCGACTGATTCTTTTTGGAGTTCAGATTTCTGAGACTCATTAAGTATAAGTGAAGATTTATCTCTTGGCATTCGTAATTCAAATTCCATTAGATGAGGATTGTCAAGTTTTCTAGACATTCCTATTAACTTATCAAATTCATCTATTAGATTTTCAACTGATTTTGTTCCTTTAAACTCAGTTACTTGAGCCAAAGGATTAGCTGCCAAGGTTACCAATGAAAATTCAAATAATTTAATTTCCTTGATATAGTTGATATTAGCAGCACCTTGTTCTTCCTTAATTGGAATAAATCCAACAGAAAACTCTTTTAATATTCCTTCGGAAACCATTGTCTTAACATCCTTCCCTAAAGAACTATCTGATATTTTTGCTTCAATAAATAAGCCTTTGTCATCCTCTTTCATGGAGATAGCCTTACCAATTGGTTGATGCATATTATGTTGGTATAAGAATGCTATCCTCTCAGAGTTCTCTTGAAGAGTTTTGGTGTAAGCACCTTTTGTGATGATATCGTTGTCTGAATCAACATTATTGAAAGTTGATGCATATCCTTTGACAACACCTTTCTCGTCATCCATGTCATCAAAATAATTTCCTTTGAACCTTAACATAATAAATTTTACGTCAAAGTTAATAAAAAAAAAGAGCATTCATTTACGAACGCTCTCTACACAATATTTAAACATATATCGCAATTATGTACACCACACACACAATTACAAAACAAACTTACACAACATATCCTAAATAACACCTACAATTCACAATTTCTTTTGCCGGAGCATTAAAATCTCTTGGATGCATCATCATGGATCCGTTAACATTAAAAGATTGATTTAATGGAATAGCGCTACTCCTTGTATAGAATGATGTTGCCTCAAAATGACTATCTCTTATTCTGTCATCTAAAACACCAACCCAATATTTAGATACGGGGGTTTCTCTTGCTATTCTAAGCATTGCCTGTAATTCAACAGATGACTGAGCAATACCTAGTTCAGTCGCAGCAATTACTCTTGCCCTTGGGTTATTGTTGTGTTTTTTTATTCTATCGACAAT